TCTTAAATCCTCACCAGAAATAGTAACATCTGTTCTCAAACCAATAGGATTATTTTCATTATAAACACCAGATCTAACTTTAATTGTATCTCCTTGTTGTGCTATCTCAGCAGCCTTACCAATTGTTCTTACAGCATCACCTTCCAATAAACCACTATTATTATCGTTACCATCTCTTGTTACATAAATTATATTTTCTGTTTCTATTCCAGATGGTCTCCAAGAAACACCAACACCTATAGAAGATAATCTCCAATCATTCTTACCTGTAGCAAGACTAGGAACAAGATTATGATAATCAATTAAAGAACTCTCTAATTCTAAAGATCCAAATATCTTCGCATTCTGTCCAACATTTAAATTCTTCTCAATACCAACACCACCTTCAGTAACAATAGATCCAGTATCTTTATCTGTTGATTGTAAACCACTGTCTACTGTTAGTTTATCGCCTATATGTACCTTCTTAACAACACCTAGACCACCATCCAACTGAACAGAAGCGTTTGTAGGACTAGTAGCATCAGTAGATTCATTAAATGTTGTTAATCCATCAACATCCAGAGTATTATTAAGTGTTGTAGCACCATCAACATCCAGAGTATTATTAAGTGTTGTAGCACCATCAACATCCAATGTCGCATTTAATGTGGTGTCATCATCTACATCCAACTTAGCATTTAAGAATGTATTACCATCTACCTCTAATTGAGAATCAAATTTAACATTTTCAGTAGCATGTAGAGTTCCTGTTATATCTAAGTCATAAGATGGATTATTATTTTGAACACCAACCTTAGACAATCTAAAGATAGAAGCATTAGGTCCTGTTCCTGTATATCCCCAATAACTTTGTGTATTGACATCCACAATCATTGTGGGGTTCTGAGGATTCTGTATAGGAGTTAATGTATCAGTTCCTATACCTAAACTATTAAATTCCTTAAAGTTAATAACTGAATATAACTGAGATTGGTTTGATCCACCAGATTGATTAGTTGTTAAAGTGTTTGGATAAGATCTTCCAGCACCCCACATAATTCTAACAGCACCACCAGCACCAGGACCACCAGGACCTTGATAAATTCCACCATTTCCATATACATCTCTATCGTGGTATCCCATACCACCACCGCCACCATAGGCTCCACCAATACCACCAGATTCAGTAACAGAATCAGCACCATTCACACCACCTGATCCAGCACCACCTCCTACTGCAGGATTTTGGTATCCAGAACCACCACTACCACCAGCTCCATCAGATCCTAGTCCATATAGACCTACACCTCCTCCACCAGCACCACCAATACCACCTTCACCACCAGCACCACCAGCACCACTACCAGCAGGAGCATCACCATTATTAACACCATGTGTTCCACCAGTTCCATTATATCCACCAGCTCCACCACCACCTATAGTATCATTAGAACTTCCTTGACCACCAGCACCACCAGCACCACCAGTTCCAGTGATTACTTGTCCACCTTGACCACCATTTAAGTTTGTTGAACTTGTACTACTTTTACCACCTTTACCACCACCAGCTTCACAGAAGTTAGTAACACTATCAGAGAAGAAACTATTACCACCATCTTGTCCAGGATAATTAGCAGTAGCAGGAACTGGTGCTATTGCACCAGCACCACCAGCACCAACTCTAATAGTATAAACCGTTCCTGGTGTTACTGATATATTATTAACAAACGCAAGAGCACCACCTCCACCAGCTTCTCCACTATAACTTCCATAACCAATACGTCCTACATTAGATCCACCTCCACCAGCACCAATACATAAAACAGAAACCTGAGTTACTCCAAGAGGACATGTCCAACTATAAAGTCCTGGTGCTGTCCATTCTACTTGACCTACACCACTATTAGTTCCAGATCCTACAGGAACATATGTACCTTCATCCTGTATTAAAATACCTTCTTGATCTATAGGTGATGCTTCTATCCATCTAATACCAGTAGCATCCCTATTTAAATAATACCCATTAACTCCTGGAGAATTAGCAGAGTCAATTATATTTCTTTGTATATGAACACTTCCATTAATATCAAGTTTTATTACTCCATTCGCATTTGGATCATATAAAGGAACCGTTCCTGGTTCTTCAGATCCTATTCCAACTATACCACTACTATTAACAAAAAATGTTTCAAGAGCAGTATCATTAATCTGAAACTTACCTTTAGGTAAGGTACTTCCTATACCAACTCTACACGGATCTACTGTAACAGTTAAACATTTATTACCTAACCAATTAACACCTTTAGATTCAAATTGTACTCTAGGTTGAGTGGTTCCAATTCCAACATCACCATCATGAGTAACAGAGAATGATGTAGATCCAGCACTAATTTGAAATAAAGCATCTGGTTGTGTAGTACCTATACCAACTCTTGGACCAAATTGCTCATCATCAGGACTTTTTGGTTTAGATATGATGGTAACAACTGTTCCACCTACACCTACATTAAGTCTATGTCTTACTGTTAAATAATCAGCATCTAATTCAGCATTTACTCTAACATCACCATTAAAAGTGGCACTATTATCAACAATTAACTGATCTACAGTTAATGATCCACCATCACCACTTAATCCACCAACTAGATCAGCATATAATTTTCCATGAACATATACATCATTACTAAATTCAGTAACTTTATGGAATCTATTCTGACTCTGATCATCGTACTGTGGAAATGTCATGTTGGCAGATCCTCTTGACAATGACTATTAGCAAATGCTCTTTGTACTAGACTTCCAGCAGATAACTGTCTTACAAAATAATTACCAGTTACTCCATGCCCATGAATCCTAGTTCCATAGATATCAACACTACTACAAGAACTATCACCTAATCTCAAAGTATTTGATGATAAAATTTCAATATCTTCTGCTTCAAGAACTATTTTTCTACCTTTAATTAAAACTTCTCCTCCACCTTTAGCAGTAAGTGCTATCTGCCCACCATTAAAAGTGCATAAATTAATACCAACACCACCCTTACCTTCTTGATTGCCATATATTTCTATACTCTTATCATTAAATATTTGAAAATTGCCTCCATTCTGGAGTCCCATTATATTACTATCACCACTATCAGTCTCTGCAAATAAATTATACACCATCTCACCATTAAGACCCATTTGAGGATTTCCACTATCAATCCTAAAATGAGGTCCAAAGGAAATAAATTGCCTCTTTTGCCAGTTTTGTATATCAGAGGGTCTTTCTGCCATATCCTATGTTCTCGTAATAGTTATTTATCTTAACTAATACAATCAATTACTTCTTTTATCTCACCTTGATATTCTGGTCTAGGTTTCAATGATGGTTTTAAGATAGCACCAGATCCAGTTTCACTTAATATTTTAATCTTAGGCAACTGCTCAACATTCTTTACATTAAATTTTTCAGGGTCTGGTGGAGATAATCTAACTATTCTTCCAGAATTATCAATGTAAGGTTTATAAGTATTTCCATCATTATCAGTAAATGAATCAGTTGAAGTATATCCAATACCTGGTTTCACTACAACCACATGATCTACAACATAAGGTGGTTTAGATTCCAATTCTGGTTCTGGAACAGGATAGTTCTCACCTTGAGTAACAATATAGATGTCGGTAATTTGTCCGTAAGTAGGAGAATCTTCATCTAGATCTATCTCAGATCTAGCACTCGCACCATATCCTTGCTTACAATCATCAGTAATTTCAATAAATGGAGGTGATTTATATCCAATTCCACCACTTAATAGATCTATTCCAATAATACTACCAGTTGATCCAGCACCATCATTAACAATTGATCCCAAAATACCTTTCGCTATGGCTCCAGCACCACCACCACCAAATATCTCAACCTTTAATCCACCACATTTAGTAGGAGGTCCAGCATAACAATCACCAAGAGAACTCTTATTGCCAGGAACACTAACACTTGGATTTAAGAAATCAAACATTCCTAAAGAACCAGTTGCTATACTTAAATTCTGTATTCCACCAACTATTCCTCCAGACAATTGATCAGCAGCATTAGCAAGATCTAAAATAGCATCAACACCAATATCAATAGCATTCTTAGGTCCTTTACCGACAACCCACTCCTTTATACCAAAATCATATTCTTGCTTATTATTACATTTAAATACATTACTAAGATTCATTAACTTCTTAGCACCGCCCCTTAAAAATCCACCAATATCAAATCCACCTAGCAAATCACCGATACCTCCACCAAGTAATCCCGAAAAACCCTTTGTCAAACCACCAATAATACCATTCATTATACCACCAACAAATTGTTGAGCAACACATTTAACAAAATTCTTTACGTTTTCAGCAATTTTACTCAACAATCCTTTAATTGTATCTTTGAGTGATCCAAGGATTTTCTGACCCACACATGGAATAGCAGCCTCTAGACCTTCAATAGCTGGTATAAATGATGCTTGCACAGCAGCACCAGCAACTTTAGCTTTAGCATCGCTACCAGTTGATGCCAATTCTGCAGCATATTTTACTTTATATGCCTTATCCAATCCACCCTGTATTTGACCAACTAATCCATTATCTACTAAATTTTTAGTCATCATACCACTTAATTTAGTGGCACTAGACATCATTTCAGATGCTGCACTATCAAGTCTACCTTTAAGAGCACTACCAGTTAATCCAGATGCCTTTATATCACTTACCACATTCTCTAGTTCATTAGATATTTCATTTATAGCACCCTCTGGAGGACCACCAGCAAATGTAATAGTCTGACCTAACTTACTTGAAGCACCTTTTATTTCTCTCTTCAAAGTAGATTTTAATTTATTAACCGTTTCTGGTGGTAATAATCTAGGAGATTCATTAGTTGAGGCATTCATCTCATTAGATTCACCTTTAGTGAAAAGAACATTAGCCTTTTCAATCTTACTTGTAAATCCCGTATATGGTTGGAATGGTCCAGCATAATCTTGAACTGGAGCATATCTTGAACTACCAAGAATACCAAAAATTACAGGAAGTTGAGCATCTTCACCATCCATGAAGAATCCCATAACATTATCACCTGGTGATAATTTCACACTAGTTGCTCTACCACCTTTACCTGATCCAGCAGTTGATGGTAATAGTATCTGTGCCCAAGGAAGATCTTCATCTGGAAGTTCTTCTAAACTATGAGGATGATACCCCATAATACGAACCTTTACTCTATTTCCCCAACCACCACCATTGATCTGATCACCTTGAGCTTTCTCTGGTGCTACTTGACCTACCCACCAAAGTAAACCATCTCTTCCTACAAAATTACTTTTTAAAAAACTTTCTTCTATCATTTTTCTTGGGGTCCGAATGTATCTCTAATTAACTCTAATGATGTATAAGAATTTTTAGTATCAAAATGATGGCATAATGCCTTAATCATATATAGACCACTCTGTTGTTGATCCACATCAGATCTTTTTTCTCTATCAATTCTAGGAACTTCTACCTTAATAACATCACCTGCCTTCAAATTAGTGTTTGAAGGTACAAGCATAGTTATAACTTGTGTAGTAAGTAAATTGTATCTCATCATAGTTTGAGACTGAACCTTACCTGGATCAGCATTCATAGCAGTAGAAACACCAACTTCTAAAGTTCCCATATCCAATACAGCAGTTATATTTCTACTTGGATTTGATTGTAATTCTTCTGGAATTTTGGGTTTCTCACCTAAAGCAGTAAATTTTCCAGCATAATCATTATATGTAAACAATCCCTTATCATAAGGTGTATATTCAAAAGTCAAAGGATTCATAAACATACGATGACTACAAAATGCTCCCTTTCTTAATTTACCAATTAAATCTTGATTCCTATCAGTAGAGTACTGTAGAATATTAAAATCAACATTTTTCTTAACGCTCTTTACAACCTCAGTAAAGAAATATTCATATTTAGATGGTTCTTGCGTAACTAAATCATCAACTGATCTAAAATTAAATCCATCCTTTGTTTCAAAAAATACAAATCCTGCAGTAGAATCATCTTCATTCTTAGCTTTTGCAGGTACAGATTTAGAAGCTAACCATGTTAATACGGTGAATGGTTTCCTCATATTGCCAATAAAACCATACTTATTCTGGGTTTTATCAATTTTTAATTCTTTATTAGTTTTCAAATAATCTTTAAAGATTTTTTCTACTGAATCTGATATAGGAGAAGATTCAAACTTTCTACCAATTCTAGAAGTTTCATTTGTAATATTCTCTCTAGAACAAAGATTTAAAACAAAAGTTTCCTTTTTAGTCTCTGAGACAACATTAGTAATACTTTCTACATGAAGATATCTTTCTGGATCATCAGAAAAATCTAATCCAGGATTTGTTTCACTATTACCAGCAATTTTAAATGATAATTGCTCACCACCTCTTAAAGGTAATCCATTATAAATTGATTGAAGTTTTCCATCTGGACCTTCTATAGCATCACCAGTACTTTGAATCATTGCCTTAGCAGTTATCACTGGAGAAAATATATTCTCAAAATATTCAAACGCAACAGTCTTACCTTTAAGATCAACGGTATTTTCTCCGTCTGCTGATCTTAATGAAAATTCTTCATATTGTGATGGATCTTTTGCTGACATTATAAGAACGCTGTTGAAAGAGCATCTACGGCTAACAAATATTTATTTGTCCCACCAGAAGAACTTTGAAGGGGAGCCTTCTTTCTTGGAGTTGCTTTTGGTGCTGGACTACCACCAGAACCACCAGACATAGAAGGAATGAATATAGTTTGTGGTAATTTATTAGTCTTAATCTTTTGATCTATAATTTTCTTAGACTCTCTAGCAATATCCTTCAACTCAGGTATTATTGTTTTCTCTGCCTGTTGAAGAACTTTAAATACTTCAGTAACCTTCTTTTCGACTTTTGGAAGTTCCTTTTTAAGAGAATCCTTCAATTTAGTTACAGTTTCTTTAAATAATTCTTCAGCCTCATCTTCAGTAACAAATCCCTTCTCCTCTTGTACCTGTCTAAGAAGAGTACGATATAATTGATTTGCTGCTTTTTTCTTGGTAATATTAGTCTGTTCTGTATTGGTAATAATTTTTTCAATAAAATCAATTCCATAACTCTTAACACTTTCAGCAGGAATAACTGCTTCATCCTTATGAAGATATGCTAATCCATCCTTCTTAACCTTTGATGTTCCATCCTTATACATTTCAAAACCACTTTGTTGAAATGCTTTATCCTGTTGTGCTTCTACTTCAGGTGATAATTTTTCACCATCCAATCCTCTTGTATCAGGACCAGTATCGTCTTTCTTTAAATCTTCCTCTTTTGGTGTAGTCTTAGTTCCTTCAACTTTTCCTGTAGTATCTAAGAAGACCCCATCTTTCTTTTCGTCCTTATCATCTTCTTTCTTATCATCTTTCTTATCATCTTCTTTTGGCGGTTCTTCATCTTCATCATCCTCTTCTTTCTCCATCCCCATATCAGTTTCAAACTTTTTAAGTTGATCCTCTGCATCATCTAAACCCAATTCTTTAGTATTAGTCAAATTAAAGGCTTCTTCTTCAAGGTCCCTACTTAAATTATTAAATCCTCTATTAATATCACCAAAAGTCTCTTGTATCTGTGCTTGCTCATCAAAAAATAATAAATTCCTAAGTTGATCAAAGGTCTCAGCAATTGCTCCACCAATCCTACTAAAAAACCCAAATATATTACTAAGAAATCCAGTAAAGAGACTAACTACTCTTTTAATAAATCCAATTAATTTACCAATTCTTTTTATAATTCCAGGTAAAGTATTAATTGCCCATCCAATTAGAAGTATACCAAAGAAATCTAAAATTCTACCAAGAAATCCCTTAGTACTCCTGAATATATTCTTTTGTAAGAAATTACTAGGACCAACAGAACTTGATGCTTCTATCATATCCTCACGATCTTTTCTTCTAATACTCTGTAATCTTCTATTAAAGAATGAAGAATCACGACGTATTAATTTTTTTTGATCTCTAATATTTTTATTAGTTGTCCGACTAACAATATTAGATGATTTAAATGCAGCTGATAAAGATTTAGAAACATTAGATAATGATTGTCCAATCTTTCTAATACTAACTGTATTCTTGGTTAAAAATCTTACTGTCTTTTGCTGAGCCATATATCTAACTTAACGCTGGTGAAATATTAAACATCTTATATGAAATATAAACATGGGAATTTGTTGGATCAACTGGCGTTATAACAGGATATCCCGTTGCTGCTCCACCTTTAATACCACCCTGTTGTTGATCTCCTCCACCACCAGTAGCACCAGGCATTGGTAAAAAGACTGGAGGTAAATCTGGTTCTTGACCAATAGATGTCATATCCATCTCTTTTTTGGATCTTAAATTCTTAATCTCCTTTATTTCCTTCTTTGGTTCTATTTTTGATTCTAGAGTTTTTATACGATCCCCATACTCTTCATTGTATGACTTCATCGCATTTTCAAATTCTAACGTTCCTTCTTTTCCAGGACCAAAATCACCTATATCTGGTTTTTTAAGTTTGATTTCATTAAGAAGATCTTGATCACTTATAGGCGACATCATGCTAGGCATAATATTACCATCATTATCAGTAGATTGGGGTGGAGCAGCTTGATTATTCTGTTGCATATTATCAATTTTCCCATACCCATAATTAAAAGCAGCAGAATTAATAAGAAATGCCAATACTTTAGCTCTCCAATCACCAGCAGCTAAACCTCTAGTAAGTATAGATGAAATAGTAAGAGCACCCATACCACCTATAGCAGGTGGAATACTTTCGCCTGGTGGTTTACCACTAATAGTATCAAGAGTAATACTAGTAACACCAGCAAATGCAGTTCCAGTAGCAATATTTGATGCGGTTGATCCTTTCCAATTTCCTGGTTTGAGAAAATTCCTAAATCCTCCTCTAAATGGATTTTTTATTCCTTTTAGGAATGCTAGAGATCCTCTTGTAATAAGATTCGCAAGCATCCGTATAGGACCTGTAAAAATCCCTTTACGCCCAAACCTACCAATTCTAAGAGCTATTACTCCTAAAGTTACAAGAAGACCTTTAAATGCTAACTTAAATCCTAATAATATAGCAGCTAGTGTACCTAATGTTCCAATAACATTACGTCCTAATTTATTTAATGCTGCCTTATTACCATCAGCTAAAAATCCATAAGCTTTTATTAACTTATCACCAAGCCATCCAGTTAATAATATAGTAAAGAAATTTGCTAATTTCCCCAAAGCAAATTGTGTTTTCTTACCTATACTTCTAAGAGGAGAAAACAAAGCCTTTTGTATTCCCTGCTCAATTATACCTTCTTTTCCTTTTCGTAATCCTTGTTGTGCTGCTTGCCTCTCTCTTTGTGCCTCTGCTTCTTCTCTTTGACGATCTAATTGTGATTGAACTGCTAAATTAGATTTAATAACATTCAAAGAAAATGTTAATTGCCCTACTTGTCCTGCTATATTCTGTAAAGTTACAGATACATTATTTAAAGATAAGCTATTCTGAGCTATTATATTATCTGATATAGTATCAACAGGTGGAGCTACAGCTCTTCCCGTAAATGCTGAAGAAGCAACGTTACTTCTAACAGCTCTTATTCCTCCTGCTATTGGCGATGATAGTTCAGCCATTCGATGCTTGCTGTGCTTTTAAATTTTCTTCTTCAATATACTGTTGTAAAAGAGTTAAATAAATTTCTCTCTCCCAAGGCATCATATTTTCTAGCTCTGTTAAACTATATTTATGGTGCTGCATCAATGCAAAGTTAATTTTATAGTATGACGCAAGATCTTCATGCGACATACTTACCCGAAAAAACTCTGTAATCCCTCCAAAACGATCTCACTTTCAACATCCGTATTCGGATTTTTCACCTTAACTTTATGCGAAAGTTTTGGCATGGTATCAAAAAACTTCTCAACATCCTTAAATTGCTTAGAGTTTAAACCTTCAATAAATTCAGATAACTCTTTCTTAGTGCAATCAGATGCTGCCCAAGACTCCTCTTCAGAATATACTTGATCCACACAAGAAGCAATTAAATCAAAAGTATCATCAACAGCTAAATCACCACCAGAACTCAAATTTGTCTTAACAAATTCATTTAAAGAAGGATACTTCATTTTCATTGTATATTCATCATCTAATTTAATATTTGGAGAATGATCCTTAGCAATATGAACTTTAATTTCGTCCAAATGTATTACAGTAGGAACTTGTGTCTTCTCATCATCAGGGCATGTAACCATAATCTCAATATCTTCACCAACAGATTTTCCACGTATATTAAGGAAAATAAATTCAATATCAAAAGTAGATAATTTCTCTACTCTTATACCCTTTGAGAGTATACAAGATCCTATAACATCTTTAACAGCATTTGCTATTTGTTTTGGATCTTCACTTTCCATTGCAAGAATTAAAATCTTCTCTTCCTTTACTAAGAAAGGTCTGAATTTTACTTTTTTCTTAGATGAAGGTATAACCAACTCATAAGTAGGTGTCGAAATTTGTGGTAAAGGCATAATATGCTCAATTCAGTAAAATTATTTAGACCAGTTCTTTTAACTTATAAATTTACTGCACCAGAATTACCATCTACAGCATTACTATTATTTACACCAGTAGTAGCACTATTATTTGTTGTAGACTTAGAAACATTTTTTGGCCAACCATATTGAACACCCATTCCTTCACGTAAAGGGTTTAAAATATCAGCCATATTATCATATGGTCTAAAATTATACATATTACTCTGATCTGGCCCGTTATTCAAATCTCTACCAGAGAACTGGGATAATGTTGTAGTTTCTCCAGAGATATATCTATCATAATGGAAAGAACAAGTTGCCTTTAACACATTTGAATTCTGATATTGAACTCTTGTAGAATTTAATGCTAATGGGAATAATCCAACAAATTTATACTCTAAAAACTGTCTATGATTCTTCTCAAATTTTATAATTCTAGTTTCATTTGACTTATAGTACTCAGGATACCTCATTCTAAAATGATAAGCATTTTCTTGAGGTCTTACACCACTAGATCCACTGATATACTCCATCCAATGCTCTAAGAATCTAAGAGACTTATACCTATTATCAACATAAAATTCTAGATCAATTTGAGTGAATTGTCTGGTATGTGCCATCTTTTCAATAACACCCTGATATTCTCCTCTAACATCAAGAGTAGCAAAAGAACTTCCTGGTATAGAAGCACCACTACATAACAGTCCAATATCGGATAAATCAAATCTATCATCAATACCCTTAGATCTCAAATGAGTTGTTAATGGATATGCACCACCATTTGGTACAGCAAATCTAACCAAATAATTGGATGTTTGTGCGACATTTTGAAAGGTCGGTAATATCTGCGATATTTTCTTTGGAAATGGAGCTGGCACTCTAAATAGTTTTATTATATCATATCTATTTAGATGGCTTACAAAGGAAAATATCAACCATCTCACCCACGAAAGTATAAAGGTGATCCTACAAGTATAACTTTCAGATCATTATGGGAACGTAAATTTATGAATTGGTGTGATCAAAATGCTAATGTTCTAGAATGGTCAAGTGAAGAAATTATTATACCTTATCGTGGTCCTGATGGAAAACCACACAGATATTTTCCAGATTTTTATATGAAGCAAAGACAAAATGATGGAAAAATTAAAAGATATGTTATTGAAGTAAAACCACTAAAACAATGCAGTCCACCTAAAAAACCAAAACGTCAAACTCCAGGTTATATTCGTGAAGCATTTGAATATGCTAGAAATCAAGCAAAGTGGAAAGAAGCAAGAGAATGGTGTGCTGATAGACAATTGGAATTTAAAGTCATCACAGAAAAAGAATTAGGTATAAGTTATGGCAAGAAGAGCTAAAAGAAGAACTGGTGGTGATTCTTATGAAGATGTAAAATATCAAATTAATGTAAGAGAAGGAAATAGACTTGCTCCTGTATTAAGAGATCTTATAGGAACAGAAGATCCAGAAGATTTAGCATTAGATATACTAGATGTATTAAATGAAGGTGGAAAAGTTCCCACAGTAGGAAATTATTATGTATTCATCTATAATCCAAAAACACCAAATATACAATATGATCAACATCCATTAGTTGCTGTACTTGCTGTATTTGAATGGGGGTTCCGTGGATTAAACTATCATTGGGGTGAAGTTAGACAATATACATGGAATGAAATAGCAGGTGGATTGTATATGGTAAGTGATTTAGAATTAAGATCGCTAAGAACTATTCCTTTTGCTAGATTTAGGCTAAATAGTTGATAAAGTAAAAATAAGGTCGATAATGTATAATCTTAATTGGGGTGATCAAAAACAATATACCAAAAAAGAAATAAATAAAAGTTTTGGTGGTCAATTACAAAAGACTCTAGATGGGAAAACTGGTGTCTGGACAACAGGAGAAAGAGATAAAACTAAGGTTGAACAAACAAAACAAACTGAAACAAAGGGTGATAATAAGAAACTAACAGTTGATAGTTCACAGGGTGGTAATAATAAATCCATATCAAAAGGTGCAGGAAAGGTTTTTGCGTATCCTTTAGGAAGAGATACAAGAGATTCAGAAGATACCTTATTAATAAAAGCAATTGAATATGTTCCACCAAAATCAGGAGCAGGATTAGGTGTTAGAATAGAAAATGAGGATGGAAGTCTTACTGATCTAGGAGATAATAGTGCTGAAGGTAAAAAAGCAATAGGTAAGGCTAGTGTAAAGATTCAAAATGAGAGTATGACAGACCGTATGCGTAACGGATTTGCCAGCGATTCAAGTTTTAAAGAAGGAATAAAATATTATGTACATCTACCAATACCAGCAAATGTAAATGATACAAGTGCTTGTCAATGGGGTGCTGACACAATGAATTTCTTTGAAATGGCAGGATTGGGAATTGGTGCTGCTCTCATTGGACAAGAAGATGGTGCTGCTACTCAAGCAGCAGTAATGCAAACCATGACAGGTAATCTTAATATTCCTGGTTTAAATCCTGATCTAAGAAAGGCATTTACAGCATCTGTATCTGGATTAGCATTAAATGCTTTAGGATCTAATGTAAGTGCTAGATCTGTTTTATCAAGATCAACTGGTCAAGTACTAAACTCAAATACTGAATTACTATTTGAAGGAGTTGCTTTAAGGACTTTCCCGTTTGATATGACATTCACACCAAGAAGTCCAGAAGAAGCAAAGGTTGTTAAAGATATTATAAGAAGTTTTAAAAAATCAATGTCAGCTAGACAAAATGGTGAAGGTGGAAAAATGTTCCTTGGTGCACCTGACATCTTCTTACTTAGATATCTACATCAAGGAAAGGATCATCCATTTTTAAACTCATTTAAACCATGTGCTCTAACTCAATTGACAACAAACTATACAGGAGCAGGAGTTTATTCAACTTATAATGATGGAACACCAGTTCAAGTTAAACTAAGAATGGTATTTAAAGAAATCAATCCAATTTATCAAGAAGATTATGATGAATCAGAAGCAGGACCAGGAGTAGGATACTAATGGGATTTTTTAGAGAGTTACCAAATTTTACTTACCAATCACCATTAAGTAATAGAATTACTTCTAATGAGTATATCTTAGCAAAAAACTTTTTTAGAAGTGCTAAAACTCTTGATTGGTTAAAAAACGATATTACAGTGTTTAATAAATTTGTTATTGAAGATAATGATCGACCAGATATAATAGCAGAAAAATTATATGGAGATCCAGAATTAGATTATGTTGTGATTATAATAGCAGAAATAACAAATATAAGAGAACAATGGCCACTAACAAATCAAAAATTATACGAATTTGCTGAAGATAAGTATGGATTAATTGATCTAAACGCTACCCATCATTTTGAAACGTATGAGGTAAAAGATGATAAAGGAAGAACTGTATTACCTGCTGGTTTAAATGTAGATCAACACTTTAAAATTGATGGTCCAGACACAAAATTAAATGGTGGTATCTGGAAAGTAATAAGACCAAATGGTAACGAAACTGCTGTTGATAAAGTTGAACTAGATGTAACTGATATAGCAGTAGGAGTTTCTAACTATATTCATGAAGTTGAATTAAATGAAGCGAAAAGAAAAATAAAAGTTTTAAAAGAAGAATATCTACAGTTATTTCTAAATGACTTTAGAAGAATTATGAGATATGATAGAAATACACAATATATAAATCCAAAACTATTAGGAACTGAAAATACACGTATTATAGAATAAAAAAGACCCACCCGAAGGTGAGTCTTTCCAATATTCAGGCTCTCTTGGATCATCTTTCGGATCCCAATAGAAGAAATTCATCTGGGATAATCGACAATGTTTAAGAGGCTTGATTTTCATTAACTTTCTGCTAATTTAGCAAAGTATGATAATGCTTCATCGTCATCATCTGAAGCAGGTGCTTTAGATACAGATTCTACTGTCTCAACAACAGGAGTAGATGCTCTCACATCTTCAAACTCTTGCTCTACAGTTTCAGCATCATTACGAACTTGCTTAGTTCCAAGAACATTACTCAAACGAGTCTTAAGTTCATCGTATGACTTGAACTGATCATTAGCAACTAATTCTGCTAAGGAGTGCTCCTTCTTCCAGACTGCTTCCATCGCATCGTCATCATCTAGTAAAGCACTAGTGGCAGCGAACT